TTCTTATTTATAATCATTTTTTAGCTTCTGCATTAGCGACTTTGGTGATGGACAAATGTCACCTTCCCATTCTAATTGGTGACAGTCTGAACCACATACATCAAATACCGGACAAGTAAAACAAGCGGGATTACGATTTAATTCTTTGATAATAATGTCACATCTACCTTGCGAGTTCATTACTTCACTGACTGGTTGTGTTATCCATCCATAAGCTTTTGACGGCGCGGTGTTTGGGCATCCAGCTATACTACCATCCGCATTAATTGTCAACAGTTTTTGTTCACAATCTCTACACCATGTACCTCGTGATGGATTGTTATCTTCAAATTTGGCATATATGTTTTCCATAATAACATGGAAAATAGAATCCCGATCTTCTATTTGAGAATGGTAACGTAAAAACCATTCATCTAATTCTGAATTGGTTGGCCACATTTTACCTTTTGCGTTGCCATCCATGGTAATACGTTCAAAGTCAAGCTCTTGAATACCAAGATCTGTCATATATTTAACAATATCTCTTGGCTCCATATTAACAACATCTTTACTTAAACTTACAAAGCATTTAATTTGATAACCTCGATCAATTAATAGTTTAACGTTATCTTCCCAAAGCTTTCTTTGTTTTTCATTTGAAAATCTTATTGTAGGATCCCAAGATGTTCCAATACGTTTTTCTAAAACATCGTCAAAAAATTGAAGTCTTTCCTCGGTAAGTTTATATACTAAATTCGTAGTTGTTCCATACATAACTCCATCGCCTTGAGTTAACTCAACAAATTTACGTAACGAAGATACGGAAGCAAGCATAGGCTCACCTCCGTGAAATTCATAGAATATAGTATCTCGGTCTATTTGGTTTACCCAAGCAGCTGTTTTAACTGGATCAAAATATATTTTTGCACCATTAATACCAGAAGTAAAACAATGCGAACAATTTAAATTACAAGTTTCAGTTGTTTTGATGTAAACGTTTAAGTGTCGTTGTGTCGCCAATCCCATGTGATGCCATTAATGCCTTTTCATAATTTAATGCTCTATGATATGTTCTAGTTTTTATGTACACGTTTTCGTTAGGCTGTAATGTTACTGGTTTGCCTTCTATTTCCATAGTCTTTACACCATCCAAACATACGATCATAACATCTGTAGTGTCTGTATGTTCTGGAAATGTTGGTCCGTTTTTAGGACTATGAAAAACGTGAATGGTTCCATCATTGTAATTGAAGTAACTTTCCATTTGTTCTATTTTAATAGTTACTTCTTCTTTGAATAGATGTTTAGCCATTTCAGCTTGATATTCTATATGGTTATCAATGTCAATATGATGTATGCACTGATTTACATCAATAATAAACACATCATGATTATCGTAGCATTCCTGCGACAAAAGAAACTTTTCAAATTCTTCAAAGTTCATATCAAAGTATCCATAATTATCCATTCAGTTGTATTTATAATAACATATCTGGAAGAAAATGTCAACCGTAAAATGGTTATAAATAACAATATACATTATGAGGAGATGATTATGGAAATCAAATCACTTTGGCCGACGCCTGTTGGTTTTGGTAATTTTGAAAGTTTAGAATTAGCACATTATATGTTAGCAAACTATGATGTTGATAATGTTAAAAGCGAAGTCGAAGGTTATAATATTTTTGAAGATCATACTTCATATATTAAAAACTTTGAAAAAGTAGCTTATAATGCGTTTGATGATTACTTACAAAAAACTATTGGACATAAGATAACTGACTGGACTTCTTATAAGATGAAAGGCTGGATTACTGGCCATGGTGAAAACTATAGTATGACAATACACAATCATTCTGGAGCTCAATTATCGGCAGTATTTTATGTGTTAGCTGAGGATAATAAATCTGGTGGTGATATAGTATTTTCCGATCCGAGATCTAATTCAAACAGAGGTTACGACGAGCATTTTGAATCTATGTTTGATAAGTACAGACATATTCCAAGTACTGGCGAGTTTGTAATTTTTCCAAGCTTTACTTATCACCACGTCAATCCTTATTACTCAAAGCTTAGAATAGCTATTCCTGTAGACCTATATTTGCATAGCAACTAAACATATAAATAGATAAATAGAATCACGAAATAAAAGAAATGGAGAAATATTATGGCTCTTACATTATCGTACACTGTACAAAGTCTTAAAGTAAAAGACGAAGTTAACGCAGAAGGTGCAACACTACCAAATGCTGTTGTGCAAACTTATTGGAAAGCAATTGGCACAGATGCCGATGGCAATGAAGGTGAGTTTTCAGGCGCAACACCTTTTAGTGCAGCAACTGTACCAGAAGGATCTTTCACACCTTTTGCTGACTTACAAGAAGAGAATGTTGTTGCATGGATTTCAGCTGTTGTTGAAGCTGACGCAGGTTATAAAGCACACATCTTAGAACAGTGTCAGCGTCAGATCGATGCGGACTTAACATCTGATACAGCAATGCCTTGGGCACCAGATGTTACACCAGATCCTGAAGCGGTTGCTGCTGAAGGTGCTGCAGTAGATGTAACGGACCCAGAAGAATAAAGGAAACTTATTGTGAATTATTCTTGGAAAATTGCTAGACTAGGCTTAGACGATGAATTAAATAACGATGGTGTTTTGTTAGAAAACTCTATTGTTCAAATTCATTATAAAAGAATAGCAGCTGACGACGATGGAACAACATCGAGTTACGTTGGTACCTGCTATTTTTCTGCTAAGTCTAAATCTGCATCTAACTTTATTGCACTTAATGATGTGACTAACGTTGTTGCGCTAGCTTGGTTAGAAGAATCTTTAGGTGCAGAACAAATAAATAAGATTGATACTGCATTAGCAGCAAAGGTAGCTAAGAAAAGAGTACGTCTAGTTAAACCTGGTTGGTAATTCTTTTGTTTGAAAATTATATTATGGAGTTAATATGCATGACTTGCACATGGGTGGATTCGCCACTTACGCTTTAAAAAGAGGCGGATCACTACATCCAATTTTATTACCAAAATCGGTTTTAGGAAACGAAGCTGGTATTATGAATCCATCTATTTTTGAGAAAGATGGAAAATTACATCTTAACGTACGACACGTTAACTATATCCTCTACCATTCCGAAGGCAAAAAGTTTCCCCATCAGTGGGGACCACTTGTCTATATCCATCCTGAGAATGATGTAACTCTCAGAACACACAATGTTATGTGTGAGTTGGATTCTAATCTAAATCTCGTAAATGCTCAACGTGTAAATATGGCACTCGATACAGGGAAGCCTACATGGAACTTTATTGGTTTGGAAGACGCACGTTTATTTAACTGGGATGATAAGTATTATTTGTGTGGTGTTCGCCGAGATTGTTATGATGATAAAGGCAAGGGTCGTATGGAGCTTTGTCAAATTGATTTTGTTGATGGTGAATGGATTGAAATATCTCGCCACCCTATTCCAGCTCCTGGTGACGATAGTTCTTATTGTGAAAAGAACTGGATGCCAATTAACGATAAGCCTTTCCATTTTGTTAAGTGGTGTAACCCTATTCAAGTAGTTAAGTTTAACATTGAGGAAGGTACAACTGAAGAAGTGTTTGTTGATGAAAATGAACGTCAACCATTTGAAAGAGACTTTAGGGGCGGATCGCAAGTTGTTCGTATTAATGAAAACCAACAAATGGCATTTATCCATGAAACAAACTTATTAAGAGATCCATTTGGTCGTAAGGATGGAGATTATAGTCACCGAGTTTTAATTTGGGATAACGACTGGAATCTAGTTCATGCATCTAAAAAATTCCACTTCCTTGGAACTTATTATGATCATGTTACAAATACTGATTATAATATTGAGTTTGTAACTGGCATGTGTTTCCATAAAAATGATGTACTTATTTCGTTTGGATTCCAAGATAATGCATGCTTTGTATTGAGAGTTCCTCAACAGGTATTCTATAATTTTTTAATGGATAAAGGTTGATATTATGAATTTTACAAAAACACAAATTTTAAATGACGTTGTATTAGATTTTGATAATCCATTTAAGATTTTTAAATTAGCTAAAGAATATGATAGATTAGAACAAGGTGCTGCAGCATGGAGCTTTTACCTTAGAGCTGCGGATATGGCTGAAGGTAAAATATATGAAGAGAATTGGATTCAATATAAATCAGTAATTCTTGGTTCTCATATTTTCCATAGAAGTAAAAACCGAGACCATAGTACAGAGGGTCTACTTAAAATGGCTATTGAAACTATGCCTGAAAGACCTGAAGCTTATTATTTTATGGCTAAGTTTAAAGAAGAACGTAATGATTGGCGCGAAGCTATGATGTACTCTAAAATGGGTTTATCAAATGCTACCAATGTAGTCAATGTAGATGCACCTGATAATGATTTAAACTATCCAGGTCACCATGCACTTGAGTTATTATATGCACGAGCTAAATGGAAAACTGATGGCCGTGATAGTTCTAAAAATCTTGCTTTTGACCTTAAATATAAAAACAAATTAAATAAAGAAATTGATAAGGAAGTGACTGCATTACTCATTCAGCATGGTTACCCAAGTACATTAGCTTACCAATGGGAAGATCATGATAGATATAAGTTTAAATTCGAAGGTTCGGAATCTATAGATACAAACTACTCGCGCCACTTCCAAGATATGTTTGTGCTTTCAGTGTTAAATGGTAAAAAGGATGGTACCTTTGTAGAGCTTGGTTCAGGCCATCCAGAACTTTTCAATAACACACTATTGCTTGAAAACAAGTTTGGATGGAAAGGAATATCTATTGACAACGATGAACGTATGTGTCATATATACTCTCGTAAAAGACAAAGTAACGTAATACTTGACGATGCTGGAACTATTGATTATAAATCTTTATTTGCTAGACATTGTTTTGAAAGAAAAATCGATTTTCTTAGAATCAATGCAGAGAAAGCATCTATTGACGCATTGAAGAATATGCCATTTGATAATTACGAGTTTGATGTTATTCAGTTTCAACACAATGCAGTTTGGTGGGGAAATGATTTTAGGAAAGAATCCAGAGAGATCTTGGCTAAACTTGGATATATACTATTAGTAAGTGATGTTGCTGTAGATCCTAGTTCACCTTATGAAGATTGGTGGGTACATCCAAGAGTAGCGCATCAGAAAAAAGAAATGAAATCCAAGTCTGGTATTACTTTTGCTTGGGATTACATGATGGAGAAGTTATAATGGGAATGAAAGTTGTTGTAGTAACCGGCGGGTTTGATCCACTTCACTCAGGCCATATTGAATATTTTAAAGCTGCCAAAGAACTTGGTGATATCCTTATGGTTGGTTTAAACTCAGATGATTGGCTAACTCGTAAAAAAGGTAGACCGTTTATGCCTATGTCTGAACGTGCTGCTATTGTTAAAGAACTCAAATGTGTTGGTGGTGTATTTGAATTTGATGATAGTGAGAATCATGCTTGTGAAGCTATTAGACATATCAAAGATACATTTCCTAGAAATTCACAAATCATATTTGCTAATGGTGGGGATCGTCAAAAGGGTACAACACCTGAAGTAGAATATGCTCGTGAACTTAAAGATGAATGCGATATTGGTTTTGTGTTTGGTGTTGGTGGTAATGATAAAAAGAACAGTTCATCTTGGTTACTTGAAAACTGGGATAAACCTGAAACACAAAGACTATGGGGTAAATACCGTAACCTAGATAATAATGGTCATTGGAAAGTTAAGGAATTGTCTATTGATACGGGTAAATCATTATCAGACCAACGACATTTTGTTCGTTCCGAACATTGGCATATCGTAGATGGTAAGCTTGAAATGAATCTTGAGTTTACAAATGGATACAAAACATCTAAAGTTTATTCTACTGGAGACAGCATTGACATTCCTGTTAAGACATGGCACCATGCGACTAACGTCGGATCAACTCCAGTCAAAGTAATTGAAGTCTGGATGGGAGATACCTTGTCTGAAGAAGACATTGAAAGAAGAAACTAATATTATTTTATAGTAGATAAGACT